CTGCGCGAGAGCCGCTCCCACTCATCGACGGAGTAGGTCTTGGCCGGACTCGCTCCAGAAGCCGACGTCGTGTCCTTGACCTTCGGCTCGTGATGGTCGGCGTAGGCTCGCGAGATGCTGCGGTTGAGCTTGTCGACGATCTCGTCGGCCTCGTCGTGTCTGCCTTCGCTCCGAAGGCGGTCAATGACGTCAACCGTGTCTGCCGCCTGCTGAACGCCCTTGCCCGAGAGCCCGAGCTTCGCGCCGACGATGTCGCGAGAGTCTGATCTCAATTCCGGAAAATTTTCCGGAATTGACCTGTCGTGTCCACCACGCCGCCGCTTGGCTCGCTCTTTTTCAATCTCAAGCAGCACCTTGGCCTCGCGGCCGATCTGCTCGTTCGTCTTGACTCGCTGGCGGTTGCTCTCGATCAGCGCCTCGAGCACATCGAGCGGGTCGCTCGACCGAAAGATCGTGACCGGCACAGCATCGAACTCGGCAAGCTGGGCCGCCCGCCAGCGGCGATGGCCGCTGATGATCGTCCCATCTTCGGTCACCAGGAGAGGCGTCAGGATGCCCTTCGCGCGAATGCTCTCAAGGAGCTCGGCGTCGCACTGGTCGCCGTAAATGCGAGCGTTGTCCGGATGAGGGCTTAGTGTCTCGATTCCGCGTTCCATCTCAATCATCCTTTCCATGCACTATGCAGTGACAACCGTGACAGATGGGAACGAGGTTCCACGGGACGTCGAATGTACCCCACGGCGGATAGTCGACGTGATGAACCTCGGTCGCTGGAGACACGCGACACTCCTGGCAGATGCCTCGCGCGCGCTGCATGACGAGTTCGCGGACAGCCTTGAATGAAGGGTGCCTGAGATACTCGGCATAGGTCCGATAGTGTTCAAAAGAGACTGGGTTGTGTCTCAGGCGTGAGTACACGCGCCGCGAATGGCTCGCGGTCCTCTGAGTATCGCTCAAGAATCATCCTCCCTTCGGTCGACTCGATCGGATAGATGCCGGCCGACGAATGCCCGCTGGTGCGCATGTTGCGCATGATGAGAAGGAGCCACGGGTTTCCTCGAGCGATCCGCTCCTGAATCAGGAGATGCTTGCGAGAAAACAGAGACGGTAGGTCGGTCGGACAAGGAATGAACTTGTTGCGCCATCGCTCTGACCGATCGGCTAACTGGTGACTCCGCGTGAGCCTGTACGTTCGCATGTTGAGGTTGAAGATCAGATCCATGCGAGGGAATTCACGACAAAACCGCTCCAGCTCAGCGAATGGAATGTCGTCAAAGTAGCCGTTGGGATCGAATAGGACGGTGCCCATCGCGTAATTGGGACGATCGCGTCGTCGCACCTCTTCGGCGAAGTCCAGAAGCGCGACGCCGTTGTGCGCGTGCATGACGCGACAGATCGGAGGAGGAGACGAAGCGGTCTCGGCCCATCGGTCGAGTCGTTGCGCTACGCGAAGAGCGAGATCGGTGTGACGACCGCGATCAATCTCGGCAAAATATGCAAATACGTTCGAGCGACCGATCTTTGCGACCTCGTCAATAAAGACGAGTGGACTACCTGGTGCTCCGGCTAATTCATTAATGCCGCATCCAGCGTTCCCGTCGTAATGGAAGTATGGCTTGTTCGGTAAGCGTAAGGAGAGTCTGAGCGAGACGTGTGCAGCAGATGCGAATCCACGCTCCTTCAGTTGGGTCGATGCGCCCTGGCCCTGTCCTCCGCGAATCGGTCCGCACAGTTCGCCATCAAGTGCTCCAAAGCGGAATGCTTCAATGGCGCGCCTAACTCCGAGACGATCGTGACGACTCATCGGCGCGCCTCGACGTCGGCGATCCGCTGGCCGATCCACTCCATGCAGTTGACCGCCATCGAGTTGCCGAGCGCGCGGTAGCGCGGGCCGTCTGGGCAGTCGGAGGCGGGACGGCCGCGCCACGGGATGCGGGTCCAGTCGTCTGGGAACGCTTGGAGGCGCTCGACCTCGCGAACGGTCAATCGACGAACGGTCGAGGGAACGTCTCCGGCATCGCAGAGGCAGTCCTCGTCCATCGCGCACGACTCGTCATGCACCGGAGACAGCACGACCCGGATTCCGCGATCGGTGATGTCAGCAAGCGTCCCTGACGAGATCCCTGACGCTACATCGACTTCGATTGCCTTGAGATCGGCGCCCTGGCCGGAGCACGGGTAGACCGAATAGGCGGAGACGGCGAATCTTATTCCGTCGTGATCCCGTTCATCAGTGCGGCTCGTAGTGGTGCAGGAAGCTCCGTGTCCCTCCGTGCCGACCTCTCCAGCAGGCCCGCGCAAGCGCTGCTCCTCAAAGAGTACCTCGGCGGCACGTCGCCAGTCTCCAGCACATCCGACAACGAACACACGTCGCCTGCGCTGCGGGACGGCGCGTGGATGCCTGTGTGTTCGGACATACTGAGCGTCCAGGACTCGGTAGGCCCACCCATACCCGAGGTCAGCCAGCGACCCGAGGAGGGCTCCAAAGTCCCGTCCTCCGTTTGATGACAGGACACCGGGAACGTTTTCCCAGACCACCCATCGAGGCCGTAGACGTTGAGCGATCTCAACGAAGCAAAGCATGAGTCCGCCTCGCGGGTCGTGCAGTCCCTTGCGAAGTCCCGCGACGGAGAAGGACTGGCAGGGAGTTCCACCCACGAGAAGGTCAATTGATCCAGGCTTGATGTTCCACGTCTCATGTTTCGTCATGTCTCCGAGGTTCGGAACGTGCGGGAAGTGATGCGCGAGAACGGCAGACGGGAACGCCTCGATCTCCGAGAACGCGACCGGCTCCCAGCCGAGCGGCTCCCACGCGACGGACGCAGCTTCGATGCCGCTGCACACCGAGAGGTACTTCACTCCATCTCTCCACGTCTCGCGCGCTCGATCGCCGCACGCGCCTCGTCCGCCGACCGCACGACACACGCGAAGCCGCCGAACGCTCGGATGCCTTCGAGGAACGCCTCCTGCTCAGGCGTCGTGCGTCCTCGAGCGGCCTTCAGCTCGATCGCGATGATGCGTCCGCCGGGAGCCAGCACGCCGAGCAGGTCGCTCGCGCCCTTCGTGAGTCCGAACCGCACGAGCCGCTCGCGTCCGTTGCCGACGGGCAGGCGCGCGGCGCCGACGTTCTGCCGGTAGATCAGCAGGTCGGGCTCGCGACGGAGAGCGAACATGACCGACCGGAGGACGAGACCCTCCGGCGTGGGCTTGCTCGCCGACCGCCGCGAGCCGGTCGACCATCGAGTCCGCGCCGCAGGACGGCGCCTCGCCTTCACCTCCACCACCACCACCTCCGAGCGCGCCGCCTAGGCGCGCAGTCGCTACGCTGGCTGCTTGCCCTTCCTGAGGTCGGCCATCGTGAGACCGCCGGTGAACTGGAAGTGCGGCGACTCGCGGAACGTCTTCCAGCGACCGGCCCACTCGAGCCCGACGCTCTCGCCGAGCTCGCCGATGCGCTTCCAGAGCCGCTGGTCGTTCCAGACGGCCTTGCCAGCGAAGAGCGGCACGACGTCGAACGCGACGCGGTACTGATGCCAGCTCTGGCCGCCGCGCGCGTTGGTCACCTTGCGACCAGGCTTCGTGCGGCCCTGCGCGTAGAGCGCGTCCTGGCACTCGGCGTCGCGGTAGGTCGACGTGACGAGCAGGTCGATGCCCTCGGCCTTCGCGGCCGCGAGCAGCGCGCGTGCCTTCTTCTGCACGACCGGCAGGAGGTCGGTGAGCGAGCGCGAGTTCACCACCGGCCAGCCCTCCGCTCGAGGAACCGGAGGCGCTCGCTCATGCGCTTGTGGTCGCGCTCGACCTCCTCGGCCGTGATGAGCGCCCACGACGCCATGACGACGGCGAGGACCGAGAGGACAACGTCGAGCAGCGTCAGGAACAGCGTCACGACGCGACCTCCAGACTGTCGCGATGGTGCGACTGGAGGGCCGCGAGACGACCCGGACGGCGTCCGGGTTTCGTGTCGTTTCCTGTCGCGAACCGTCGTTTTCTGGCGCCTCCGGAGGCGTCGAGCGACGTCAGGAAACGGCGCGAAAACCCGCGCAAATACTGGAGAAAACGCGATCCGACCGACGAATGTCGGAGTGCCCGATGCAACCAATGCGAGTGTCCGTAAGTCATTGATTTTCCTACGCTTTTTCGGCCGGACGGACCCGGATGATGCCATCATCCGGGTTTCGCCTCTCTGCCACGGTCAGCGGATCGGCGTCGGTCGAGCCCATCCAGCGGCCGTAGTGCTTGTCGATCTTGGCGAGCGAGGTCCCGACGTACTCGGCCACGTGCTTCGGGTTGGCTCCGGCCGAGATGGCTCGCGAGATGTAGGTGTGGCGGGTCGAGTAGAGCGGGTAGTGCCGCACGCCTGCCACGCGAAGCGCTCGCTGCCAGAGGAAGTCCGAGAACGCGGCCTGCTCGATCGGCTTGCCTCGGTTGTTCAGGAACACCGGCGCGTCTGGCTTCACGACGAGCGGCTGGCGCTCGCGCAGGAGCTCGACCAGGTGCGGCGAGAGCGTGATCGTCCGGAAGCTCGCCTGCGTCTTGGTCGGCATCAGGTGCCCTTGCACGCGAGACTGCGCGATCGTCACGCGACCCGTGCGCAGGTCCACGTGCTGCCAGGTGAGGCCCGTCGCCTCGGAAGGACGGCAGCCCGTGCCGAGGAGGAACGCGACGAACGGGTAGTAGTGCGCGTTCTTGCGGCGGAAGTGCTCGAGGATCGTCTGCTCGTCCTCGGGCGCGATCGGCAGGCGCAGCTCCTGGCGCTTCGCCGGCCACTCGAGGCCGTCGAACGGGTCGCCGATGTCGAGCGTCTTCTTGAACGACCGCCGCGCGTCGTTGAAGAGCGCGCGGAACGTCCCGCACATGGCGTTGTAGGCCGTGTTGACGGCGAGCCCACGGTCGACGATCAGCGCCTTCTGCCAGGCCTTCAGGTCGTCGAGCGCGATCTCGCGCAGGCGCAGGTGCCCGACGTAGGGCTCGACGTAGAGCCGGAACTGGGTTTCGTAGTCGTGGATTCGCGTCGGCCGCTTCGTCACCCGGCAGCCTTCCAGCCACGCCGGGAAGTACTCGGCCACGGTCGCGTCGGTCGCCTGTCTCGGCTTCTTCGCATGCCACTCGGCCATGCCGAACAGGTCGCGCCGCGACCCGAACGGGAAGTCCCGCCGATAGTCTTCGTCCGTGTATCGACCGTGGCGCACGAGCGCGTCGATCCGGTCGGCCTGGCGCTGGCAGATCGCGAGGTTCTTCACGGTCGCCTTCGCGCCCGAGGACTCCTGCGACTCGCGGCCTCGCCAGTAGAGGCGGAAGGCCACGTTGCCGGCGGCAGTGATACGGATCTTGCAGCCCACGGGTCGATCCTACTCCAGTTCGGCGCGTAGCGCGTCACTCACGGCAGGGCGCGGCCCGGACCTCGGCACGACCGTCAGGGCGGCCATGACGGCGGCCTCGCGGAACCGGAGCTGCCGGCCGACCCGGACGTAGTGCGGTCCTTCCCGAAGCGTGCCGATCGCGACCAGCCGCTGCACGGTCCGGGTGGACACGCGCAGCACCTGGGCGACCTCGGCCAAGGAGAGCAGTCTCGTCACGCGAGGCTCTGCCGCATGAGCTGCACGGCCCGGTCGACGGCGGTCAGGGCGTCCTCGGCCCGCTGGATGCGCTTGCGGACGTCGTCCTGCGAGCGTGCCCACTGCGCCCAGTCGTCGATCGCGGAATCCTCGACCTTTGCCATGCGACCCAGCAGCCGGTCGATCTTCGGCGCCTCGCTCGAGGTCGAGCCTTCGTTGCCGCCACTGATCTCGGCTGCAATGTCCTCCTTGAAGTCCCTGATCGAGTAGGACTTGTTCGCGGTCCGCTGATCCTCGGCATACTCGAGGAGCTCGATGGCCTGGCGA